GCATATAATCTTAAACGGTGAAAATTGTCTCTGTTAGCATAATACCTAGCTGTACCAGAGTCTCTTTTAAACCATTCTGATTCAACTGCTTTTGCAACTTCTAAACCATACTTTTCGCTTGCTTTCTCAGCATTTGAAACTGCTTGGCTTGGGAATATGCCTTTTGGTAATAAATCCATCTATTTTATTATTTTTGAAATACTTCCTTTGTTATCATATTTTTTGAAACCAAAATCTAAAACTTTTGTTTGTCTTAATTGTTTTGGTTGGTATAAGTGTCTATTGCATGCCATAATTGCAAGCCCTGAGCTTATTGCGGCATCGTGCTTGGTTCTATTATTTATATTAAATTTAGACCAATCATTCAGTGTTGCATTGAAATATATGTTTCCATAGCTTCCATCTTCTTGTAATCCTACAAACTTATCTATATAAGATTCAATAGCTGCAGCGTGAATTTGTTTTATATCTTCAGATGTATTAGGTATACCACCTATTTCTTTTTCAGCTGTAGATAATTTATTTCTTGTTTTATCTGGTCTATTCATAGAGTATCCTCGATACCCTCTTCGTTTTAAATAATACAACAATCTTGGTTTGTTATTTTCTGCAAGAAGTGGCATCCCATAAAATACTAATGCCATAAGTACATCTTCAAAAAATATTTCAGCGGTTTGAGGTCTTGCAATATATTCTAAAAAGAATGAATTGATTGGTGCATCTTCCATACTAAATTTAGTTAATCCATGCAATGCGCCTTTTGAACCTCTTCCATCAGTTGTACCTGATATATCATAAGAGTCACATCCAAATGCTCCTATATGTTCGTTTCCTGGATACTTGCCTCCATTTTTAGTTATTACATGGTTTTGCAAATTTAAACTAGGAATCCAAGATATATTAAACCTTCCATTTAAATCAGGCATAAAAATTACTCTTGAATCTTTAATACCATTTTCCCATTGAAAGTTTCCTTTTGTTACAGCTCCTGATGTTAATACACCATCGTTGTAATCTATTTGTTCATATATTTTTTGTAAATTAAATATACTGTTTTTTGTTTCATCTCTGAATGCGTGTTCTTCTGTACGTGGAAACTGTCTATAAAATTCATTTAATCCATCTTGATCATTTCTTAATCCATCTGCTTCATTTTCCCAGTGTTCTATTATACCAATGTCGATTTGATCACCATAGGGTCCTTCAACAGGAGTTCCGGGTGTGTCGAATACAGGTATTCCATAAGAATCAATGAATCCTTCGTAGTTCCATTCCATAGGTATGAACAAACTATATAATCCCGAGCTAGTCTGTCCATTGCGGTTTCTTTTTGTAACGTCTGAGTCATAGTATAGTTTTTTGAAGTTATCTCCACCTTTATCTAAGGCATTAGAAGTAGATCCCATCATACATTTTCCTATTATCCTACTCCCTAATCTCAGCGTTGTTTTAGTAACACGCCAGTTATTTAATATGTTATCAGGTCTTTCCCACTTACCTGATTCATCGTGAACAAGTAATTTTAACTTTTCACCATCATAAGAGTTATCCCCTGTATTTTTCCAATCTATTGTTGTATCGAGCCCTTCGAGCGCGTCGGCGTTGGACTTGGTTGTACTGGTGATGGACTTTCTTGTAAGCTTGGAGGCGGGGACACGGTAGGCCAGCTCTGTCTTTGGCCTGTCCATTCCATCTTGTATTGGTTTGAAGAAAAATGGGTAGTGGGTTGATATGGGTACCACCTTGTCGGTAAACATCTTCTTTGCATCTGCACCAGTCTTCGATAAGATTCCGAATCTAGCGTCGGAACTGATAGTAGCTTGGTTAACTGTTTCACTCGATGACATGAAGCTAAATCCAGACCGTCTATTCTTGAGGTAGCAAATTCCGTAGCATCTATTATCTGCCTTGCAAGCTTCCCAGAATATGAAGAATAATCTGTTTGCTTCTCTAAACTCTGGTCTCCCAACATCAATCTTGGACCACTGCAAGTAGTTATAATGAGAGCCAGTAATGTAAACGCTACAACCTTTGTTGCGAAACCAAAAGCCTTCTTCGCGTCTGGTAAATTCTCTATCAATGTATGCATGCCATTTTTCTTTAAATTCTCTTGGATATGTTTGCCAATCAAATATTGTTTTTATATTTTTTAACTCTTTAGGGTAATCTTCAGGAGTCCATCTATCGTGTTTGCTATACACATCTTTTTCTTCAGGCAACGCAATCTTTAAATTTTGTATTTCATATATTTCACCTATCTTACCTGTTTTACTTATAACAACTACATCATGCTCTTTGTTATACCCATATTCCCAAGCTTTCTTTTTATTTAATCTATGTATTGTTGTACGCTTAATAGGTTCAACAATTTTATATAAAGTTTGCTGATAACTCATTATTTTGATCGTTTTTCTGCAAATCCTTTGAAAGCTTCTTTATTTTCTTGTATAGGTTTATTATTTAATATAGCTTCTTCAGCTTGTATCCTGTTTAATATTTCAAACGCATCGAATATTGCTAACTTTTTTGTAGCTGCTGCGTTTTTTAATCTATCAGCTGAAACGTCATCATCGGTTTCAACTATAGGTTCTTTTGCAACTTTAACAAGTTCATCAACTGCTCTATAGCCAGCTTGGATTATATTCGACTTCTTTTTCTTTATATCCATATTTAATTGAAATATCATTTAATTTTATTCTATACAATCTTTTATCACCAACAATAAATTCAAATTCAGAATAAGGTGTAAACCCCACAACCTCATTCTTAGCTACAAAATCAGAACCATCTGTATAAACTACAATTCCTTTTAACGGTTCTTCTTTTATTTCCCATTTATCATCAGCTTGTATTGGATTTACAAAACAGTAACCCGGCATTGCTATCCAATTATCATTTCTTTTATACATATATACTTGATCTAAATAACAAAAGTACATATCATTTTTGAAATAATTTCCACTATTTTTTTCTTCCCCTCTTACATCATAGTACCTTCTGAATATATTGTGATGTACTAATACTTCATCAGACTCGCGTAGAGGCGTTTTAAACGCGCCAGGAAGAGCTTTTACTATTGCTTCCTTACTTACGTACCTATAGTCACTAATTGACGTGTTTAAGATCAAATTTTTATCGGATACTTTTTTGGTGTTTTTATAGCGGTTTTCTTTTGGTTTTATAATAAGTGCATATGGGTTATTCATAATCTAAATTATACTCTACACTTATTCCCATGTTTTTGTTAAAAGATTTCCAAAGTAATACTTCTTTATTCTTTTTAATATATATTTCGTAATCTGTATCTTTTTCTAGTATATTTGTGATTACATGGTTACCATAAACTTCCTGACCAATTTGATAGTGCATTGCGTTATCCTTATAGTCTCTCCCTATACTAATCTTCCTTATTAGTTTCATTTGATTTAATTTTATCTATCTCACCGGTTTCAACATTTATATTGCATTTGCCATATATTTCTTCTAAACCAGCTTTCATAGTATTTAATTCTATTTCTAATTGTGAAAACGCATGAGCTAATTTATGACCATTAATAGTATTTAACCCAATTTCGTTTTGTTTTGTAGACATTTTTTCTACTAAAGCTTTTAAATTATCAAGCTCTTTTTTCTTTAATTTCATAAGTTATTGAATTTGATTTAATTGTATTTTTTATATATTACGCGTTTTAGTTTATTTTGAATGCCGCGTATATATATGTATATCCATTTTCATTTAACATTGCATCAGCGGTGTCTTGATGTGGGAATGAAAACCCTGTAGACGAAAAAGTAATAGTATGCAAAGCGGTATTGGTTTCTGCAACATCTCTATTTGGAAATAAAGCTTTTTGTGAACCTCTTGTAGCATCAAGTATAGCCCAGTGCTCTGTGTGGCTTGATGATTTAATCATAACAAAGTCTGGTTGAAAACCTGTTGTTATAGTCACTCCTGCCGTTGCTCCAGTATATGTTCCAAATTTACTAAATCCTGATATACCTCTAAAACAATAAGCAATATATTCTGCCCCATTTGTATTTACATTATTAACGGTACTTGCTCCTACTTGAAATCCTAGTGTTGTAGCATTTTGTGTACCGTTTGGCATACCACCATCATTACCCATACTATTTGTTTGTGGGTTATCTGATTGTAAATATATTTCATATCCACTACTTAAATTATGATGGTTTACAATCCATCCTGATACACCATCAAGTCTTTTATGTATAATCATTTCAGGTGTACCTCCTAATCCATGAGGAACCTTTGATGTAGAAACCCCATTTCCTGTATATTTTACAATACTAAATCCAGCGTTTGTATTTGCGCTAACTATTGATTTAGGAGGAGCTCCTAAAGTTAAATCGTTATTGTTAGATGCAGTTTCATTATATAATTCATTTACTTGAAGTTGATTTAATGGTTTGTCAAATACTCTTATTTGATCAAGTTTACCATCAAAATAATATGATGATCTTTGGCCTAATTTTAAACAAAACTTACCTTGCTGGTTAGTTCCCATTGTAAATGTTCTATGTGCAACTTTATTAACATATATATCCCATTTTGTATCAGCGATGTTCCAGCTAATTACAATATGATTCCACCCTGCAGGTATATTTGTTGTTGAATACGTATATTGATCTGTTACATCTGATGAAACAGATATAGTTTCACTTCCAAAATTACCCGTAGTACTACCTAAAGCTATTTTACCATCTACAGAACCTGATTTAGAAAAACTCATTATTTCATTATTAGATGTTGAGCTTGTAACTTCAGCACCTACATTCATCCAAAAAGAAATAGCACCTGCATCTGTCGTACTACCATCACTTAATGCTGATGGAAGTGTTATTACACTACTAGTGCCGTTAAATGTAGCAGC